CGATTTTTTGTTTATAGGTCACGGACGCCGAGGAAAGATCCAGACCAGATACCTTTTCTTATTGTTTTTTCTTCCTTTGACCCCTCAAGATCGCGGGACTTCTTAACAGCAGTTTCATTTTCAACCAGATCAACGCGCTTTTCGATTGTGTCGATTGCACTTTTGATATTCTCAACTGCTTTGCTTAGGGAATCGTGCTTATCAGCCAATTCTGTAATACGAGCATCTATAGTCTTGCTAAGTTCATCTACTGTAGACTTAGTTTCCTCTGCGCTCTTAGTAATATTGTCTCCAAAGAATGTTTTGAGGTCGTCCAACATTTTCACAAAGTCGGGTTCTTCAACCTCAACATCAGAGACAGCAGCCTTTTCTAATTCTTCTACCTCTTCAGTTTCTTCAACTTCTTCAGTAGCAAGATCTTCTACTACATCAGCCTTTTCAATCTCTGAATCTTCAAGTGACTTATTGCAGTTGCATTCGCAGTTTTCTCCACAACCGTCTGACTTGATAACTTCTTCTGTGGCTTCTGTTTCATCATTTTTTTCAATTTCCATATTTGCTGCACCTCCTTCAATATTGGTTTCATCTTCTGCCTGCTTTGCTACTTTGTCTGTTGCCTCAGGCAATGAATCTATTTTCCTTAGTGTACTCATTTTGTGACCCACTAAAGTTTCTGTTTCTTCCCACCCATTGCCAGATTCTCTATATATTCTTATAAGAACAGCAGGATCTTCTGGGGTAGCATTAATAGAGAAATCTGAGTCTGGAACACCTAGCGTTCCTTCTGTCATGATATATTCTATTCTTCCTCTAGCAGTACCGCCAGAAGAATTCCAGGAAACAAAGTCCCCCTCTTTTAATGTTCCAGGCTCTGCTTTAGAAATATGTCTGCTTATAGCCTTTTCTATTTCTTCACTCTTAGAAATATCATTTGACTCTACCCAACCAATATTTGTCATTTCTGTATCACAAACTATACATGTTGAGGAGTCGGACTCTTTCGCTACAGCAATTTGGTCATTCTCGCACCAGAAAATGGTATCCATTTTTAAATCTACTGCTATTCCAGTTATTGAATTTCCAGAATCACTTTTTTGTACTGCAAAGATGTTGGCTAGTTGATTTGCTGGGCTATCAACTAGAGATAATTCTACAAGTTCATACTCTTTAATAACTCTAACTGAGTCACCATTCTTCTGAACTGTATCTACTTTTGTAATGTTGCCACCGATTGAAAAACCAGAAAGAGTGCCGTCAAGAACCTTTTCCCAGGTATCTTGGGCACCCTTAGAGACATATGTATCTACAAATACCCCACGGTATGTTTCACCAGTTGACTTATCGAAAAACTGCTCTTCTCTAAAGTTAGTTACTTTACCAACAGCAATTGGCTGGTGCATTTCACGAAGATTGCCACGGAAAGTCTCAAATGCTTTCATTGATGCTTCTGCATCAACTATATCATTGTGTCGATCAACATTATCTAACGTAGCAAATCCAGATACGATTCTACGCTCTTTGTCAACCTTAAAAAACGGAACAGACAGACTTATTCTATCGCCGTCACTATGCCAATAAGACTTTTTAATTTCCATCTTAGTTAAATGTTACCAAGTATTTAAAATAATACAAAAATTTTACCCACAATTACTGCACAGATCTTCCATCACCTTGTGGATTTCTTGCCTCTCCAGATATATCAGGGGAGTTATTTTCCCTTTGTTGATCCCTTTGGCGATTTCCAGTTGCCTGTGTAGTTTGTTCTGCTCTAGCCTGAGCATTTAGAACTATTGGCTTGTCTCCGCTATCCAATGCTGGAAGACCCTTTAATGCTCTAATTTCATTTGGAACATAAACTTGCATTCTGAGATATCTCTCGTCAATCTTGCTTTGAGTATCTTCATCAGTAAGAGTAAGTTCATTAAATTTAAGATAGAACATATCAGTAAATTCTTTAATAATCTTTGATATCTTCTTTTCAAAGTAGTCCTGTGTTGGTTTTGTAACTTGCTCACGGAAATTTTTATCTGCATCTCTTGCAGCAGCAAGTGACACTCCTGCACCCATGCTAACCTTTGTTACAGGAACTCTATGGGCCATAAGAATTTCATCTCTATTTTCAATTCTATAGTTCTTGAATGAAGAATCTTGTATCCCAGCCTCTACTGGTTCCATCTTGAACTCTACTTTAGATTGTCCATCATCGGCAGGAAGAGGAATATATAGGGATCTATGATTTTTACCCTTTAACCCAGTTTGGAAAAATTCAAGCAGTTTACGCTGGCTTTCATCAGAAAGCCTAGCACCTTTAACTACAACAATGTATCTTGGGACAGCCTTGTTTTCAAAGTAGTCTAGATTAAATTTAGATGCGAATTCGTCACCAGCAAGGGCTGTTAGTGCTGGGATAATATCTGGAACACCATAGTAGTTATTTGTTGGAGTATATTTCTTAAAATGAATAAGTTCATTTGGCCTAGTATCATGACCAGTAGGATCTGGTGTTGACTGATCTCCATAATTCCTGAAGAAAACTACCTTATTATTAACAATTTGTACGAAGCCATCTCTGATCCTACGAACTCTAACATTGCTAGATGGAACATGACCAATATATCCTATACTTCCATCGACTTTTCTTCCAATTTCCATATAGGCATTGCCAGTTGATTCATAGTCAGTAGCAATTTTTTTCATAGTCTCTGTAAAACTTTCGTCCTCGTTCATAGAGTCAACAGTCTCAAAAAGATCTGACTTGGCACGGGCTATTTTTCTTCTTAAAAAACTTAATCTGTCAGTATCATTGTCATCTATTTCTTCAATCCTGGCTTTTGTTGCTGATGTTTCTAATAGGTCATACCCTAAACCAACTGTATTAGAAACTTTAGCGTCACATGCGGCATGGTGGGGTGATGAAATTTCATATATCTTAGAAAGATAATCCATATTATATGGAGGCTCTACAACCTCAAACATGGCATATCCAGTTACATCAGGATCTTCAATTTTCTTAGATCCCGCGCCTGTGCCACGATGATATTTTTGTATTAATCTAGTATTTTTTCTTTTAAATGAAGAAGATAATCCATCAAATTTATTTATTTTCTCTGCGCTCTCAAAGAACGGATCTGAGTATGCTGCCTCAGAAAATTTAAAAAAGTCATTAGATGATGTAATTTGAACTTCTGATGATACAGAGTCCTCTACATATTCAGTCATCTCTTAAATCCTTTCTGGCGTGCAAGAAGTTCATCTCTGGCTGCACCATAATCTAGTTCGTCTGGGATAAGTCCCCAATCCATTCTTTGCTTTTGATATTCATATTCTTCATCTGTCACTCTTCTATTTCCTGACCAAAACACGGCTTTGCCTTCTGTTATACCATAGGATCTAGCAGCATCTGCTAAGGCTTTAATCTTTACTTGATCGCCCTTCTTTGCTGGTATGTTTAAAAAGTTTTTATCCTCGTCAGCAACGAGCCTTCCATCTGGCATTTCCCATAAGTAAAGGCCATAGTCTGTTTCTTCAATGTGAGTGATTTTTGTTCTTCCCATATTACAATGTTACCATTTTCTTGTGTTAAAACATAAATATAGAACAACTATAGGACATATTAGTTAGTGAAGTCTATTTCTTCCCACGAAGATGTGACAAATTTTACCTTTGGTAAGTCCAACATTTCAAAATACTCTCCATTATCATCTCTATAGTATGACTGTGATGTAGGAGTATCTTTAACATTTATTGTTCCACCAGAAACAACTTTTGTTATTTTACCAATTAAGTCTTGATATTTATCTGATATATATGAAGCAATATTGGCTGGGGTATTCTCATAAATACAAATCTTGCCGATTGATCCATTTAGAGTATTAAGAACAGATTTATTGTTTCCAATATGGATATCATTATCTATTGCTGCATCAAAAACTACAAATACATGATAGATTTCTCCAACTAAAATATCTATATTACTAAGATTAGAGACTATTGATCCATCTATGTATAAATCATAATCTCCATTTTTAACTAGGGAGCCAGATGAAAACACTAGATTAGTACTTGTTACTCCAGATAGATCAAATATTGTATATTCTTCTGATTCATTTGGATATTTATTTATTTTAAATACTAATTCAAAGCAGCCGTAGTCTAAAGATTTTGCAGAAATCTTACATCCACTAGATACGCTAGGAATAAACTTCAGCCCTAGATTATCGTCATGCGCTAATATATTAGTGTTATTAGTTTTTATAACATATGGATCATTAATCTTGTTTGATGATCCATCTAAGTTTTGCAATATCTCAAAATTAGATAGTGATGATGATATAGATGATGAATCTATTGTAGATAGATATAAATTATTAATTTTAACACTATCATTTAAAGAATCTTCTGTTACAGCAGATACAGAAATATTAACATTTTCTGGTGCCGTGTAGTTAAATCCAGGTATATTTAAAGATTCTTCAATAAACTCATCATTGACTATAATGTTTAATTTAGCGCCACTATTAAAGGTGATTATTGAATTATTTGATGAAGTCAATTCTGTAGCATCATAATTAAATACAGCCTTTTGAGACACATTAAGGTTTCCATTGAATCTTGCCATATAAATGCCAGGATCATACCAATCTATATCATTAAAATCTGTATAATTGTCTATGCAAAAGTTTCTTATATAGTCTGAGAATCCAGCACTTAGTCCTGGTAAATTACCAATATACATAGATGATATATTTTCTATTGATGGGAACTCTAGATCATTAAACTCTTCCCCGCCAATAAGAACGGATAATGTTCTATCTGAGAAGTTTAATGCTACATTGTATTCTCCATCGCCCAGCGTCATACTACTAAATAATTCTTCAGGGGTTTGATCATTAAACTCTTTTAGAAGTTGTCCAACAATTTTATCAGACTCCTTTTTTACTATAAACGCATAGTATCCAGTTATTGGCATCAAGGAAAGAACTACTCCATCTCCATTCAGAGCGTCTAATTCAACTTGAAGTCTAACTGTAGAAAGTGATGGGTTAAAATAAGTATTAATATTTTCTACTACAGCATGGCAATCATCTGTAAAAGATATGCCAACGTCTTCTAAATTAAAAGATCCGCCAGCAAGCCCTGACTCTACTAGAATAGGACTAACTTTAGGCATGTATAATCCGTTATTTGTATAAACTAAATTTTGAATATCAAGTTTATTATTTTTTGCTAATGTTGTTACATCTATGCCATTTACTTGATATGAATCAGAATAGTCCGTATTAAATCTATCACCGCCGTACCTGATTGCAAGATTGTCTGATAGATCATTGGTAGCATAATTCAGTCTTTTTTGTATTTTATTCCTATCTATTTGATATGGATAAATACCAATTCCAGATACTAGTAATGGCTCATAGTTAGCAGTTTTTTCATCCCATGGTAATAAATGTTCTGACTTTTCTAAAAGAATTGCATCAATAAGGAACTTTTCTCCTGCAGAGCCAGAGGATGCTTGATATATTGAGAAGTCAATATACTTTGTTCTTGCGTGCGGAGTAAAACTATTGCTAATCCTTGTCCATCCATCTGAATCATCTATAAGAATAGATTCTGTATGCTGACTTATTGGAGTAGATGAAGAAATTGAATCATATTCATTACACTTTATAGTAATGGTAGATGAATCATCACCAGAAGGTATTTTAATATATGCAGATACTTGATATTTCTTATAGGACTCTACCCTAATTCTATTTGTTGCTGACATTCCAGAATTAGATACTGCAGCCTTTGTTACTTGTAGGCAGGCAGACCCAGAAAAACTATCTGTATTAATTAATGATATTGAAGTACCAGAGCCTATCGCTGTCCATCCATCAGTATTATTTTCTATGGATGGATTGACTATTAAATTCCTTGGCTCAGATGATGGACCAATAACTATGCTAGGAATTGAGTTTGCATCAGCAATATCATTAAATCTAAAGTTTTCATCTAAAGAAATTGATACTGGGCTTCTATTATCTAAATAGAGGTCTATGCTTCTATTGAAATATGAAATGGCAAGGTAGTGCTGAGAGGTCCAGTCAACTACCTGTATGCTCTCTTTTTTGCCACCAGATTCTATATATATCCTATCCCTTTCAATATAGCAATCTAGGAATGTTCCAATTTTTACAAGAGAATGTCTATATGATGGAGGTTTATCAATGGTGAACCAAAAATCTAGCGTGGCTGGCTTTAACTCTGATCCAGAAATAAATAATTTATATTCATTTTCAATAACTGCAAAGGAGTTTTGATATACTTTTAATGCACCGTTAGTTCCAAATACTATCGGCTTTGCATTTTCATGAACATCTTCATATATATTGATGTTGTTATTAGAAACTTCATCTTCTAATTGAAATGTCGTTCCTTCATAAAATTGAACATAATCAATTAGTAGGGTATCTCCAATTGATCCAGAGTTCGTACTTACGATGCCCCATGAAACATAATAGTCATTATCGTTTGGGGTATAAATAAGATCTGTATGATAAATTGTTGTCCACTCATCACTAGAAAGAGTAAATTCTTCTCCTACTCTTACTGGTTCTGATAATGTTGATCCACTCTGAGTAGTGTAGTATTCAATTCTAATGGCTGCATTCCTTGATCCAGACCCTCTTTTTACTCGCGCAATCATTGTATATCTTCTTCCTGGATATACTCTAATTCTACTTCCAGAAGATACTCTTATTGCAATAGAATCTGATGCAGTTGCATTTGCAGTTGCCTGTAAGCAGGCGGTGCCAATATATGAATCACTAGTTATTCTAGCAATTGTTGTATCGCTATCAACTGCTGACCATCCAGAGGTATTAGTCTCAAACGATGATTGATTACTGGTAAGGGAGTTTTCTACCCCAAATTTTGGGGAGTCCCAGTAACCCGCTGGACGGTCTGATAGCACAATTTGAGAATAGGACATAGTTTAATTATACCAGCAAGGTCATATCGATACAACGCAACTAGTAGCCACTATCTTCCACATGTGCAATCAGGGCCATGATCCATTGATAATCCATTATCTCCAGTCATCCATGTAACTACAATATACTTTTTGCCTTTGGAAACTGGATCAGCAGCATGTAAATATGGATAATTAGATGGGAATAGTACTAGTGATGGTGCTAATGGATTTATTGTATAGTTAAAGTGTTTAAATGTGGTGCCTCCGCCTTCATATTCACCTGGATTTAAATAGATTAGACATGAAACAATCCTATTTTTCCCTGGACCCTCATCAACATGAAACTCATATTTGTCATATGATTCATACTTTAATAGGCTCAAGCCCTCATCTGCTAGTACATCTACATCATAGTAATTACAATATTTTTTAATACAATCATAAATTATTGGTCGTATTTTTTCTTTGGATATGTCTAGGCTATCTAGGCCAAATGACTTACTAGATCTTATATGCTTTGCAACATCTCCAAATCCTATGGCGGAATCCATCCATGGGAACTTAGACTTTTCTGCATCCTTTATTGCTTGACTCGCAACTGATTCTGGGAAATCAAACTGTACTGCGCCTGGGAATATTTCAATTGCCATTATAACTCCTATAAGTATCTTTTCTTTTCTCTATATTTCTTTTTATACTGTCCACCTATTGGATTCCCAGAATCATCATATCTATATGATTCAAATTCCTGGTGCCTCTGAGAACTTATTTGTCTATCTTTAGTAGTTGGCTCTTTATTGTCAAGGTTCCACTCATCGCGTTTGAATGGAATAATTTGCACAATTGGAGTTCCGGCCTTAATTCTACCTTCCCAGTTTTTTAACATTAGGAATGGGAACTGTACTGCTAATGGATGCATATCGGTATCTACTACTCCAGTAAGTGTTAGAAAAGGAGAAATTTGATTGAATGGATGCGTAAAAATACAACTATATCCAGGAGGAGTTTTTATTAAATATGGATTGCTAAACTTATATGCATATTCATCATATATTCCACCTAGTTCTATATCTCTGATTTGCTCCCATGGATGCATTGTGATTGGCTTACTTCCACCTTCAACTAGTTTTGCATCACACTTACACTCATAATTTCCTTCAGAATCTATATACCAATCAGAATCATATGTAGTAACTAGATAGTAGCCAGTAGTAAAAGCATCTAATATAGGAATACACTTTTTAACTGTAAAGTCTTGTTTTGTACTATTTCTTCTTAAAAAACGTAGTGCGGGAAGTTTTCTATACCACTCTGGGATTTCTTTTGTAGCAGGTATAGGCTTGACACACCCTTGACCAGAATTTTCTACTGCCATAAATTCTATATTTTTACTCATGAGTTTCCTTTTTATAAAAATTTTTAGGTACTTTAAATTTTGAATCTGGATCTGGATTAAAAAAATCTCTTATCATTGAATATTCTTCAAATATTTTTACTTTATTCTTATTATTATTTATATATTCAATAATTCTATTTAATACTTTTTCTGCTTCTTTATCAGACATTTCTTTTGTTTTTAATCTATCTCCTCCAAATTTATTTATATCTGAAGAATATAAGTGTGCTATTGGTATATCTCCATTAATATAAGTTGGACAAAAGCCTAGACTCAGAAGTTCTATTGTCATTATAAGTTCTTCTTCAAAAAATCTAAAGGGGAATGGAATAATTTTATTATACTCTTTTGCAAATTCCGGTCCGCCAAAATTAAATCCTGCACTTATTTTAGGTGTTGGTAAAAATTTATCTTTAATCTCAGGATATACATTATACATTTCTGTATCTCTCCACCCTGGAAGAACATTCCATGGATAACCAAAATGCAATAGTGTGTCGCCAGTCATAAATGGATATCTTAAGTGCCATGTATTTACTATTTTTCTATCATTAATATCATAATATTTATAATATGGCATATATCCAGTTAATAATATTTTTTCATAATTTATTTCTTTTTTAGCATCTTCATATAAAGATATAAGTATTTCATCCCAGTCTTGCTTCCATAAACAATGAGCATCAACCTGAAGAACATAATCTTCATTATTATATAAATTCATTGATGAAAGTCTACCGTATCCGACACCAATATCTTTACTATAATTTAGTAAATTTATTCTAATATTTTCTTTATACCCATTAATACTTTTTTTTAATATTTCATATTTTTTTTTATTTTTAAAATCTGTAGAATACGCTGTACCAAAAAATATTCTACTAGGATTTTTAGCAGAATTAAAGGCATTGCTTATACTTATTGGATATTCTGTATCATCTAATGTGGGACAAGATACAAATATTTTTTTATCTAAACTAATCATATTTCTTTTTTGTCCAAATATTCTTCTTATACCATCCTATTGGAACAGATCTTGCCTTATCAGCAAGATATGTATTTCTACTAACACTTAATACACTAGTATAAGAAGTCCAAGAACTTCTTTTTATTGGTATCAGTTGTGCAAACGGGGTTCCCTTGGGGATTATTCCTTCAAAGTTCTCTTTAAAGAAAAATGGTATGTTGCCTCCTGCCCACCACTCATCTGAATCTATAATCCCAGATGTTGTTGCAAATGGGAGATCAAATCTATTAAGTGGATGAGTTAGAAGAAGACTCCAGCCTTTTGGTAGGCGTGCCCCCCATTGTCCACTAAAAATCATATGATTTTTACAATGTCCTTCTGGCCTTGGTATTGTATGTCCTATATCACCCACCCTTTCATCTATCATTGGATGATTAGGGGGGGTATACTTCTCATATTTATCTGTATATTCATTTTTTATTACTGAATAAAATTCTTCTACTTTATCAGTAGTTTTAATATAGAAATCTTCCCATGAAGTTATAAAATAGCCAGAAATCATAGCGTCAAGGAAGGGCAGGCATGATTTAAGACCCCCCGATATGTCATTATCTGAAACATTGGCTACTTTACCAGTATTTTTAGAAATAACCATTTCCCCAAGCCGATACCATTGCGGCATTGCTTGTTTTGCAGGAATGGGAGGATCTATATGCTTATATGCATATTCATCATTTGGAACCCATCTTATTCTCCTGATCATGTTGGAACTACTAACTCTGAGCCATCTATTTCTATATAGAATCCTTTATTAGCATCATAATTCCATGATTCTGTGACCTGGACGTTAGTAATATCAACAACTGTTGGATGAGAAAGCATTATTGCAGCAGTTTCTTCATCTAACCTCATAACTCTTTGTACACTACCATCTAATACAAAGGCCAATACTTTTTCTATCACCTTCATACACCTCCTTTATCTATATTTTCCCACTTATTTAGTGGACAACTAGCATCTGCTAGTTTGACTTTTTGTTTCATAAAACATCCACACTTCTTACATTGGAATGTAGTTTTTATTAATTCTGGACAACTTGAACATATACTTATTCTATTTTTATATATTTCTGAATTGACACGACCCATTTTTTTATTAAATAAGTCCCATGGTCTAACATTTTTATTTTCAGACATTTTTACTCTCTGAATAGAATGTATTAGAATTTTCATCATATGTATCTAATATATTTACATTACTAAAGTTTTTCCCTAGATCAATTATTTTAGGATTGCTTAAAAGAATGTCTCCGAATCTTTCATCACAATGTATTATATCCTCAACAATTCCATCAATAACGAGAGCAAGGTGCGTTGGGGCTTCTCCTGCTCTACTAAATTTTGGATTTGGCTTATAGTAGGTATTATCTAGTCCTAGTAATCTTTTAATTAAATATGATCTATATGTATCTCTTTTTTTCATCAACTTACTCCAAATTCGTCTATAGCAGAACCCTGTGAATAATTAGAAGTTGACTTAATTATACCATGCTGAGTATATTTAGTAGGAGAAGTAATATTTGTAACAACAGAGTTCCCAATCTGACTATTATATGTTGTTGTTGAATATGCAGAAATAGTTGCTTGATTTCCAGATAAAATTGTTTTAAATGATTGAATCGCGCTGCTAAATAAATTATTACTTAAAGTACTGACAGACCCTAGTATAGAACTAATTAATGAAATTCTATGCTCTGTAGTACAATTGCATGAGAAAGTAAAGAATGAACTACATGAAAATGAAAACGATGTGCAATATGGCGACCAGTTTTCAAACGCTCCATTGCAGCAGAATGCATTACAATTAGAGGCATTCCATTGGTTACATGTAGATGGATTTCTTTGGTTACATGTAGATGGATTTCTTTGGTTACATGTAGATGGATTTCTAGATGGAGAGAAGCAGAATCCATAAGGTGGCGCTCTGTTGCCAGAATTTGCACTATTCCATACAGTACAGTTTCCAAGAGTCCAAGTGATACATGACCCTAATGACCAAGTAATGCACGGTCCTAGGGTATAAGAATTGCCAGTACAGGTGGAGGTATTAAATCCTCCACAACATACCGTTCCGTTAGCACAATTTCCTACTGCCCATCCAACACAATTAGGTGTATTCCAGGCATTACAGTTAGAACATGTTTGACATACCTGATTCTGAGTATAAACAGATGCATACCAGTTATCTGCATCTGTTACCCAGAATGATGCTCCAGTTCCTGGATCTGCGCCAGAGATACTTACTGTCACATCTGTCTTGGTAAACCTAAGAGTAGCAAGTGCGTTAGTCGCTGCAGAACTAGAAGAAGACGCCTTATTTGCAGCAATCCCCCAGACACCTCGCCAAACCTTCCAATTTTGTCCTTTAACTGAGCCTAAACTTGTAGCATTATCACTTCTAGTAAATAGATCTACAACAGATGATAATGCTAACAATGCATAGATACCAAATGCTTTTGCGCCAGCAGATAAAGATGATATTAACGGCATTATGCAAACCCTGTTAATGAGCCTAGTACAACATATGTTGGTGTAGACGCTGTTTTTATAATAGTAAATGAATATGCATCTATTCCTGATGGATTACCTACAGTTGGTGCTGATCCGCCTTGCCATTCTGGAGTTATAGAACTGCCATCTATTTGCAATGCTGTTTGATAATATGCTGTAGCACCTTGTGTAACTAAAAATGTTAAAGTAATTGCAGACCCAACAGGCAATATAGAGTTTAAGGTAGTTGAAGAGTTTCCTCTAATATTTAATGTCCAGTTAGCAGTAGCATTACTTGTGTAATATAAAACTGATTGTGTAATTACATCAAAGTTAATTGTTCCGGTAGCGGCTGTTGCTGAAACAGTAACAATTTCTTCTGGACTTTGAAATGTTTTATTAGTTAGAGTATCTGACGTAGTTCTTCCAACTAATGTATCTGTAGATGAAGGTAGTGTTACAGTATTCGCACCTACTGTAATTGTTCCAGTTCCAAGTTCTAGGGCATTTTTTACCCTAAAATTCTTATCTGCCACCTAGTTCACTCTCCCCAGGATTTATTTGATTTAATTATACCACAATCAATGTCTTAATTACTCTTACAGTAGCATTAGTACTAGCAGCATCAGTAATTGTTGCTTGAAGAAGTATATTACCTCCAGATAGATTACATGCTAATGTAAGTGGTATTCTAGAGGCACCTAATTCAATTAATGCATATTCTGTAATATGAGCAGTAGTTCCATCATGAATCATTATCAACTTAGATACAGTATATTTTGATCCTTGTGTAACCTGGACAATATACTCAGCACTTCTATATGTTGATGCTGATGAACTATCAACTGTTACAATGCTATTTGAGGATACTGATGTATTAGTAATATCAAAAAGGGCTGTAGATTCAAGATCTATCGGTCCAGATGAAGTTACAGTACCACTAAATGTTGGAGAATTAGCAAAAACGAGAGAACCAGATCCAGTTTCATCTGAAATGACCCCTGCTAATTCAGAAGATGTTGTTGCAGCAAACTGAGAAAGTTTTCCACTAGTAGTTGCAATATTTGTTATTGCTCCTGTAGACCCATTGACGCTTAAAACTCCAGCATTGGAAAATTGATTTCCACTTAATGTTATACCAGTTCCTGCAGTATATGTACCAGCACCAGAGAATTGGGTAAAGATAATTGGGTCTGATCCTACTGTTCCTACAATTTCTGTTTGTACCCATCCAGTATCATTATTTGTTGTTCCGCCTGTTACGAATACAAAGTCCCCGCCATCAATTTCTACGGCAGAATCAAAGTCGGATGCTCTAACTAACGATGTTCCATTAAATACATAAATTCCATTTTGAGAGGTTGTTGATTGATTTTTAACAAGAACTCTCATATTAGTTGTTAAAGTTATATTATCAATAGCGGCTGGTGGAGTGGAAAGATCAGTTATGTTTGTTGTTGTTGCAGCAGCACAGGATGCGTGAATATGTAAGCCTTGTGCAACTGAATCAACATATTGTTTTGTTGCTGCTTGTAGGTCTTGTGTTGGATCTGCATTAAGAGTAACTGTTCCTGGGAAAGTAACAGCATTTGGCAATGATAGGGTTACGCTTCCAGTAGATGCAGAGGCGGTAATTTGATTTGTAGTTCCAGAAATACCTGTAACACCTTCATTAGATATTGTTACGGTATCTGTTGTTGCATTTCCCTGAACTCCAATTCCAGTTCCTGCAGATATTGTTAAGGTATCATCATTTGAATCAGCAACTATGGTTGTTGCCCCAACAACTACATTTTTAAATATATTTTGTGAAGATCCTTTATCAGTATTTGTAGTAGTGATTGAAATATTTCCTAAATTGGTCATTGTAGCAGAGCCAGTAATGTCTCCGTCTAAAGTAACCGTTGGATCATTAACGTCGAAGTTTATTTTTCCATTTTCATCATCATAAGTTACTGAAATTCCTGATTCAGTATTAGATGAAACCATCCCACCCACAACATCTTGAACATCTTCTGTAAAGTTTGTAATTGTAGAGGTTGTATGATTATGAGAATCATCTACTACTGACGCTGTTAAAGTTTGACTAGTTAGATCTGTGAGAGTTACTGATCCAGTAAGATCTCCACCCAAAGTAATTACGGGGTCTGGTTTATTGGTAGCATTTGTCCAATCTAAATAATATGAACCTTGTTCACCATCTAAAAGATCTGCATCTATTCCTGATGACGCTCCATCAACTTCTTTAATTGCATCTACAAGTGCCTGATTTTTCCATAGTGATGTTGCATTGTCATAAGAAATAATATGGTTATCGGCAATACCATTTATTAAAACATTATGAAGTTCTTGAAGTTCATATCCATTTTGAGGATTAACAAAAATGCGACCAGAGGATGAGTTAACATTTAAACAATATCCTATAAATACTGCATGAAATGGCTGTGTAGGTCTTACATTTGTAAATTGTCCAGCCGTGGAAGATAGCCATAATGCTTGTCCAGCGGTGAATGATGATGTATCTATTCCAGTTATTATTCCAAATGTACAAACAAAGCCTTCTTCTTCATTTAAAATATTTTCTGCAACTACACCAAACGTCTTGCTGGATGCTGCCTCCGTATAAGCATTAGAAAGTGTTATGGATGGTCTTTGTCCTTGTGCCCCAGAAATATAAACTACTGAACCTTTTGTTATTGTTGATCCAGTCCCGTTATAACATAATGTTACATTTTCTTGACCTACTTGAAGATTTATATTGCCGTTTTTTAAACCAAGGCTAAGGGTGCCTTCTCCGCTGTCCCATGTTAATCTACCTACAGCAGCAGCAATGCTATCTGTAGTATCAAAGTCGATGGCGGTAATATCAAATGCCTGATCTGCATCTCTAGAAACGATTGTAGAAGCGGTATTCGATGAAGTAGCATTCGTTGCAAAATCTACTGTGTCGGTAGATGATGATCCTGTTATAACCATTCCTGTACCAGCAGTAATAATTAATGTATCTGTTGAAGAACTTGCTACTGGAGATGTTCCAGATGGGGTGGATATTGTTTCAAAGGAGTTGCTTGATCCGCCACCGCCGCCTCCTGATAAATCATTCCACGCGCCATCATAATAAACTCTAATTTTATTAGATGAGGAGTTAAAATATGCATCACCCTCTGAACCAGTTGCTGGATCAGAGGCAGAAGGTGATAAATTTAATGCTGTTAAAAATCTTTTAGCCATATTAACTCCTATTGTTAAGTGTGGGGGCCGGAACCCCCACACTTACAAAATTATCCTACTATAACTACCTTGTAGTTTGTTCCTGTAGCGACATTGCTTGCAAACTTAATAGTAACAACACTTGTGCTTGTTCTTTCTACATCAACCTCTACTGTATCGTATGGTGATGCAGCATCATAAACTTGCACCTGTACTTCTCTAGTTCCTAAATTATGTGTAATAGCAAAAGAAGAATTTGTGCTATCTCCAGTTACATCACCAGTAAACTTACGAACCATATCAAAGTAGGTTGAACCGTTATTTGTAAATGTCCACTTATCGGAAGTTTCGTTCCATAAAATAGAAACATTGTCAGATGTGCCGCGTTCAACTTCAATTCCAGCATCTAGTGATGGTGATCCAGTAACACCAGAATTTAGAACAACTGTATTATCTTCTACTGCAAGATTTGTTGTATTAAGAGTAGTTGTTGTTCCATTTACTGTAAGATCTCCAGTAACAATTAAACTATTATTTACGGTTGTATTACCACTATTAGCACCAATTGATATTGTGGTTGCTGCTCCACCAATATTTAATGTTGTTGCATTAGCATTAAAAAGTGTTGCAGTTCCTGTTACTGTAGTGGTAAGATCTCCACCATTAACAGCAACATCTCCAGAGAATGTACCTCCAGCGAAAGAAACTGAATCTGATGTTCCAACTGCCTGACCAATTGCAACTGTTGGAGTCCATCCTTCTCCTGCAGTTCCAGTAACTGTTACTCCAGTTCCACCTGTAATGTCATTTACATAGTTTCCTGTAGTATCTGTTCCAAGTGCTACGGAGTTAGAAGCAATTGTTGTGCTAATAGTAATTGTTCCAGAAGAAACATTTGCTGTACCAGTTACGTCACCTTCTAGTGTAACTGTTGATGCAGCACTTCCTCCAATTGCTAATGGCTGCCATGTAGTGCCATCATAAACCTTTAACTTATTATTTGTTGAATCAAAGTAGACCCGACCCTTTACGCCAGTAGGCTCAGAAGCCGCTGGCAGATTTTGAATTACGGCATTCTGCAATTCATTGGTGCCGAGGTCTAAACTAACTAAGAATCTCTTAGCCATTTATTATTCCACCTCTCATGATAAATATGCCTTTCCAGCGAAAGCGCCTGTAAATGTAGCAACAACTGTATTTACATTAGTAAACTGATAATTTCCAATTACAGAAGTTCCTGCAGAGTCAACGATTTCAACGTTAGGGAAAAATCCTAAATTATGATTAATTGTCCATGTACTTGATGCAGTTCCCTGTGTATGAACATAAGATCCTATACCTGGATCTCCTTGTGGACCCTGTGGGCCTTGTGGACCCTGAGTACCCTGTGGTCCTTGAACGCCAACAGCATCTACAATTACATTATTTTCTGTTAATTGTACATTTACATTATTGGTCATCGTACCACCGCAGGATAAACAGATAGGAATCCTTTAAGTATTGTTGTGTATTGCCCACCAATACTAGCAATTTGTAGTTGGTAGGCAGCAGAAGGAGTAGTAAATCTTCTTGTTTGTGCTGGGCTAAATGTTATTGATAAAACTCCAGTTGATCCATTAATAGTTATACCGTTTCCATTTGTGATTGATGCACACAAAACTTTTCCAGCGGGTTCATTCCTTACATCCATCCTAGCAGAATAATTAGTTAAATTTATTGGTGTTCCACTAGGATTTGTGTAAGTGACTTGAATGCTGAAAGTATCACCCTGAACAACTTTAAAGTTTACATCTTCCATCAATACAGACACCTCTTTCAAGTTAAATTATATCATCTATCATATCTAATACAGAAAGCCCGTCAGAGATGACGGGCTAACTATAATGCATTAATTATGGCTTATCTTTACCAAATAACTTTATCCATGTAGTCTTATTTGGAAGACCGTCTTGCCTTTCTAATCTAATGCCTATTTGCTCTTGATATTTTTTCATAGCAATCAATGGATATTCTTGAGTGCCTAGTGCTGCGGCTGGCCTTCTTTTTACACCAACATCATATAGCCTACATGCTAATCTCCATGCAGCCTTATTATTAATTTTGTCGGTATATGATTTAAGGCAGGCAGTACGAGAAGGAATAGTTCCATCCCATGTCCTTGGTGTAGAGTATGATTTAATCTTATCTCTCCACCATAAAGCATTATATTCCTTAGGAGTTTGATCTCCAGGCCATGTTGCCCATGGTCCATCTAAAGTATCATTCTTTCTTCCGACGCAAGGGGAGGGGCCATTTGGATTTGCTCCATGACATCCATCTGTATAGCACTTGTGAGTTAGAATTGATTTATCAATGTTCCATACAGCAAGTTGCGCCAATGCTGCCATTGTTTTTGATGTATTTTCAATTTGATATTCTGTAATAGTTCCAGGACTTACTCCTGGATCATCAATTTCAATTCCAAATAATCTTGTTTGGCCTAGATATCCCCTTGAAGGAATTCCTAATGCTGGAACTGGGCCTCCATCTCCACAATGATACACGCTTCCTGCGGCTAGTAGCCATGTTCCCTGATTTGCATCTTTTCCGATTAACATATTGCAAACTGGCTTATCATATGCAGTTACCGCCCAGCCAAGAACTCCATTTATGCTACCGCCAACCTTGGCGTTTGGATTTGCAGTATGATGAATTACTCCACCAGTTAATCCTGGTGAGCCATCTGGACCCTGCCATGGGCGTCCAACAGTATCCCATCCTTGATAAAATTTAACGTCTACTCCGAAATCTAATAGTGCTTGTCTAATTTCGGAAGGACTAGGATTAGCCATTTGCATCATCATCCTTATCAAGAACTGGTGTGTTTGGCTCTACTTCTTTTGGAATAAAGTTTTTGGGGGATTGATCAATATCGAAGTCTGCCAAATCAAAAGATCCAACTACGTCAGTCATTATTCTTGAATCCGTACCTTGGATCACTCTTATTAAGAGCAGTCACCACTACTGGAAGAACAGCAGCAAGCCCCGCTGCCAACCATGATTTTAAATCTGTTGCAGATACTGCAAAAACATCAGCGCCATCTGCAATGAATAGACCAAGGACTACGGTGACAAAAGAGACAACGTAGGAGCGTAATGCTCTGCCAAGATCTGTGTTATTAATCCAATTCCACATAATTACCTCCAATTTAAGTATATCATGTAATGTCTACAACTTCACAGCCTGTATCTGCGCTACATGCAAGTTCTTGAGATCCCTTTGTGCCATCTTCTGTCTCATAGAAAACCATATCTTCCCAACGAATATCCTTTGGCATCTTGGCAAGCAGTCCCTCATACTCATCCTTTGTAGCATCTTGATATGGTGCCTGCTTATATGTATGATCTGAATATGGAAGGAATGAAATTCCAGAAACTTCATCAAAATTCTTCCACACCCATGCACCAACGTCCATCCATTCATCTTCTTTAACTGAGACAGTAATTGATGGCTTATGTTCACACCATGCACGCTGATAAGTTAGCCAAATATCTAGATGCTCTACTGCTGTAAGGTCATTGCGTAAAACAGCATCCTTTGGTGCTTTGATTGGAAATGAAAATACTGTTGTGTCGTTTGGCTTCATAACGTCATCTTCCGCAGGAACACCAGAATCAACAAGGAACTTAGTTAGAGGATCTTTCTTGTCTCCACGAACTGTACGAATATAGTATTCATTATGCCATGGATGCATACCTGAGGAAACTCCGGTTAATTGAGATACAGTACCAGAAGGCTTAACACAAGTAATAGATGCTGATGGATTAATTCCTAGAATCTTGGCTTCTTCTTCATTAACCTTTACAGCATGTAATCTCAAATTGTTTAGAACATTACTTAGTTTGACTAATCCTTCTTGACCAGACATTAATTTATTTCCAAACTGACCAGTTATTGAAACTCCAAGAAGTCTCTCTTCTTCAGTATTGTCTTTCCAAATCTTCCTTAAATACTTAAAATTAGTCAATGTTGATTGCCAGGTTCCAAGTATGGTGGCTAACTCCACCTTACGCATAAGAGTCTTTTCAGTATCATCTTCACGAACTACAACTTCTGATAGATTACAGAATTGATACGGACGGAGAATGATTTCGCTACATGGATTTGTTCCATATCTTATTTCTGGATCTCTACGTCCGTACTTTGCAGCCTGACCTTGGGCGGCGGCAACATTATAGATTCCACGCTCGCCAGACTTGCTTTCATAAAGGTTCTTCCACTCTGTAATGAAGTCAGACATGCTTGGACGCTGAGTATATGCAACAGAATTGTTTGATAGTGCGCGTTGTGAGTTATATTCCCACCATGCACCGTGTTTTGCACGGGCCATATCATGATCATTAAGATCGGATAGTGAAATCATAGCAGATCTACGAACGCCACCTACAACTACAACCTCTCCAATCTTGCACATAATGTCATGTGCTTCTAATGGCCTTAACTTTCTTCCTGCTGCATTTTTAATAATATTGACACAGAAGTCAAACAACTGTACTAGAGGTTCTGGTCCAGATGCTCGTCCTCCGAAAGTCTTTAGTCTTGCCCCTGCTGGGCGAACCTTAGAAACATCCCATGATGGAACCTGTCCCTGCCATAGAAGAGCAAGTAGTTCGCGGAGAGCCTTAGCCCAACCAGCCTTAGAATCTTCAACAACAATAGTTGTATTAGTAATCTCAAAATGCTCGTTTACTGTAGGAAGTTTATCTACATAAACGCTCTCTACGGAGAATCCAACACCCGTTCCACACATAAGGATATACATTGCTTCATCAAAGGATCTCAAAGAGTCAACGGGGAGGAAGGAGCAGTTATACCCTGCAACATTATCTCTTTCTAGTGCTGGCCCGGAAGTCATGATCGCTCGCATTGATGGCATCACGTTTCTTGTAAATACTGCCTCTCTCAACTCTGAAACTAAGTTTTCAGATGGCTCGTAGTTACATTCTTCTTTAAGATGCTTCTTAATGTATGAAAAATATCTATCTACTGTTTCACCCCAGGTTTCTCTGCGATTTTCTTCAGAAATCCACCTAGCATATCTGCTTAAGGCGATAAAGTTTTCATAGTGACTATCAATTGCTTGTGACATAAAAGACTCCTAATATCCATATATGGATTTAAATAATTTTATTTGTAATAAATATAGTATCATTCTATGGATCAAAAACCGCGACTTTTGAAAATATTTTTTAGATGTTTTGCTGTTGGTTCGGTCACACGGTCCCAATCATATTCCATATGGACATGGAATGAATTTTTATATGCTTCTTTCTGATATTTTTCATAGTTCTCTACCATATCTATCATTGACTTTTTAAGAAAATCTTTATCTACATTATAAGTAAGTCCAGGATGGAGTTCTTCATGGATGCTTGGACCAAGTTCCGCTTCAAGGGGGATAGTAATATATTTTTGATACTCAGCCCATTGATAAGTAGAAATAGTTGGCATACCAGTTGCCAATGCTTGCAATGGGATAAATCCAAAGCCCTCGCCAGCGGTAGGATAGATAAGTGCATGTGTCTTATAATAAAGTTCAATCATCTGTGAATGAGTTAATGGAATCGTAAGAATATTAATATTTTTATATTTAGAGTCGGGGCTTCCTATAATAGATCCACTATTCTCATATAAACGTGTACTATTCATTCCGCTACATTTAAGAACAAGTTCATAGTCTGGATTATTTCCGAAAAGTTCAATGAACGTGTCTACCACTAATTGTCCATTTTTTCTTATCTGTGGCTCTCCGACATGAAGAAATCTGAATGGTTTTTTATTTTTGCGTCTTATAGGCTTCCAATCGATATCAATACCGTGTGGATAAACATGTATATTTTCCCTATTCAATGTTTCTTTAAATACGTTTGCAGTCCATGTTGAGGTTGCCCATATTTCGTCGCAAGACTTCATTTTCCTTAGCCAGCCGTCCCTTAACTGGGTAGATTCCCAGGCTGTATATCCTATTTTATATTGATTCGGGGCAAAGGTGTAGTCAGTAGGAAAGCCCATGGATATCGCTAATGGCGCACTTTTATCTTTAATAGAAGTAGTAAATCCAAATCTTTCGAATGCATTCATTATTTGGTATGAAGCATGGCTATATCCAACCAGATCTTTTACTTCATCTTTAAGTGTTATCATATGTTCTGGGGCAGAGGTGAAAGAAACTTTCATCTATGGAGTATATCATCTGAATCATTATCAGTCTATGTGATTGAGGTCACAGTAGATAATTTAGTACCATTATAAGATCATATGTACAATTGCAATATATAAAGAAAGAACAATATGGACATAAGAGTATTTAGTAAATATTATCAATATAGTTTAAAAGATAAAGTACTACCGATTCGATGCGTAATGGATTCAGAGCATCCTATATTAGTACCTAATCTCAGAATTGATGATGACGGTAATGAAACAATTTATTTTTACTGCCTTGACTGTGATTCTAAACTATATCCTGGATTGAGTTTATATAATGATGTTAAATCTATTTTAGAAAAGTTGGAAGATAATGAAGAAGATTGATGTTTTGAATTTAGGCTATGTAGGTCTAGTTTCAACTATGGGTAATGATCTAGAAGTTGCTAATGCTGCTAGAGTTTCTTTTGATAAAAGAAGTGAATTAGATATGACTGGTCTTTTGAAAACTAAAGATAAGAAACTGATTGATTTCCTTTGGAAAGAAGAACATACCTCTCCGTTCAGGCATTGTGCCCTTTCTTTTGAAATTTATGCACCACTTATGGTAGCACGCCAACATTGGAAGTATACTGTAGCCTCCACATTCGTAGATGATCAGAACGGATGGAATGAGTCGTCACGCAGATACATCACAGAGGAACCTGAGTTTTATATCCCTACCGCAGATGCATGGCGATCCGCGCCAGAAAACGCGAAGCAGGGATCTGGAGAGCCTATAAATTACGGCCTAGGGATAGAACTCACCATGCGCCTTTTTAATTTAGTAGAGGCCGCAGAAGCAGAATACAACCATGCTCTAGAGGTAGGAGTGAGTGCAGAACAGGCTAGACTATTCCTTCCTGCATACGGAATGTATGTGCGATACAGATGGACAACATCACTTCATGGAATAATGCACTTTACTCAGCAGAGATTAGCCCACGACGCACAGGTAGAAATAACAGAATATGCTAAAGCAATGAGCGCGTTAGCAGAAGAAGCATTCCCCTATTCGATGAGTTTGGTTAAACAGGTATAATAAAATTATGAGAGCCTGGATCGAAAACGATGACGACATAACCCCATATGTCGAAATTGATGTATATGAGGGCGGGGAAATGGTAGAAGCCATAGGCTTTCAAATGCGTCCATTACCATGGAGAATAGAGTTTGATACAATAGATCTTATTGCAGATGCAGTAGATACAGAATGGATGCAAGAAGATGACGGATGATGCTAGCGCGTTCACAAGTGAACAGTTCGAAATTGTTCAAGAGTTGCTATCAGCAATATATATCCAATTGGCTCGTAATTACGATATGTTGTGTATAAGTACAAGTAATCAAGAGAAGATGCTTGAAATGTACAATAGGCACAAAGAAGGAAAGGTCTTTGCTCCCGCCCCCGCTTTAGTTATGGATGAAGATGAGTAGTAACGATATTCAATTTTTGATCTTATTTTTAGCATCTGCTATCTGCCTTACACTTGCTCTTACTTGGAAAAAATAATGACAAGAAATGAAAAACGAAATAGAGAACGCAAGATAAAATGGTCTGTATCTGGTCTTATTAAGAGATCTAGAGGATGTGAAAGTGGATCTTGTCCCCTTCCCCCCGATTTTTCATTTGAATCTGTCGATTTAGACTTTGATCACATAGATCCTAATCAAAAGAAAGCCAATGTATCAGATTTAATCCGATCTGACTATGCTTGGGCTACTATTGCCAAAGAGATCAATAAATGTCGTGTGATATGTAAGATATGTCATGCTAGACATTCCCGTGATACCCGCGCTTCCTATAATGAACATCGTAATGTTCCCGAAACTATTAATATTCCAGTTCTCATTTATGAAAATTAACTTCAATTTTTGATAAGTAGGCCATTTGCCGACTTTTTACTGTACTATTTGCCGTTATAAAAATGTTATATTTTAATTTGATGAAAATGTTAATCCCCGCCTATATTTTGTGATTTGGATCACTATTAAATTTGATTTGATGAAAATGTTAATGGCTTGGTATTTTGGATGATACACATTTTCATAAATAGTGCGATTTTCAACTAGTGCGCCCATACCCCTCCCCCTATACGATGACCCCTGCCACCCCTCCGTTATGAACCCGTTATAAAACTTGTCCGATTTGTACGCATTTCTAATTGGTCAATGTCAGTCCCATATGCTTAGATAGGGGTATGAGAAAGAGAGAGGAGGTGACAGGAATGAAGTTCACTAAGGCTATGGTGCGCGAGATCGTACAGGCTGCACGTTGCAAGGATTGTGGTGAGAACTATGAGAATGCAATGATGCTGGAGGGTAACGATATCGTATGCGCTTCATGCAACTACACTCACATCTTCGCGTGAGTGTCAGACCCCTACGCTAGACTGAAAGAAAGAAAGGTAAGACAATGATTAGCACTAAGCCCATCAGGACCCCTTCGGTTCCTGCCCCCACTTGCCGTTGTGGTGAGTGCATCCGTGATCCCTTCGCATCGCATGGGATCTACACCATTGGGGCCTATCAGGTTCCCGCTCGCTTGTCCCTTCGCGGTGGCAAGGTTACTGACTCTCAGGTTCGTTGGGAGATCATTGGCAAGTCTGGAATGCGTCAGGGACGTAGCACCGCTCCGTTCCCCTTCGCTCAGTCTGACGATGATCGGATGTGGTTGATCTAATGAACGCATCACCATACCGTGGCATTGCGCCACGCACTACTCCTGCGTTGCGTGCGCGTCGATACCTTGTGCAGACACTAGGCCGTGATGCTGTCGATGCAATGGACCGTGATCGCGTGGACTACTACCGTGCGCTCATGCGACAGGCTAGGCTGTCAAAATAATTTCTAGCAATCCGCGTGTCGCACTTGACAACGTGCGATTTTCGGGCCTGCCCGATTTTTGAGACTTGTCAAGTTACGACGTACATATTTTTCCCCTAGA